TGGTGAGCCCACAGGAATAAAAATTCCTTACATTGTGACTATTGAAGATAGCTCGAGCAAGATTGTAGGCATTAGAAGAAACTACGATAAAGGTGACGAGAAAAAATTAAAGAAAAGATATTTTGTTCATTATAAGTTTTTACCAGGTCTAGGTTTTTACGGACTAGGGTTAATACATTTGATAGGAGCTCTATCTAGAGCAGCAACGCAAATGTTACGACAGTTAATAGACGCAGGTACATTGGCAAATTTACCAGCAGGATTTAAGTCAAGAGGACTTAAAATTAGAGATGATGCAGAGCCAATCCAACCAGGAGAATTTAGAGACATTGATGCACCTAACGGTGATTTAAGAAATGCTCTCTTACCATTACCTTACAAAGAACCCTCTCAAACTTTATATTCTCTTTTAGGATTTGTTGTTCAGTCAGGACAAAGATTTGCTGCCATAACTGATTTACAGGTTGGCGATGCTAATCAAAATGCTCCAGTGGGAACAACAATAGCATTATTAGAGAGGGGCTCAAAAGTTATGTCAGGCATCCATAAGCGATGTCATTATTCTCAGAAAAAAGAATTCAAACTTTTGTTTGATGTCTTTGCAGATTATCTACCTGAAACTTATCCATATTCTGTTCAAGGTGCAGATAGAACTATTAAGGCTGAAGACTTTAGTGATCGTGTAGATGTTCTCCCTGTTTCTGATCCTAATATATTTTCTACAACACAAAGAGTAACTCTAGCTCAAACTGAATTACAATTAGCGCAAAGCGCCCCTGATATTCATAATATCAAAGAAGCTTATAGAAGAATGTATGAAGCTTTAGGAGTTAAAGATATTGATCAGATTTTAAGAAAAGATAGTCCAACTGAACCTAAAGATCCAGCCACGGAGCACTCTGATTTATTAGATGGTAATTTATTACAAGCTTACGAGGCACAGGACCACGATGCGCATATACAGAATCATTTAATCTTTGGAACTAATCAAATGGTTTTAGGTAATCCACCTATGGCAATGAAATTACAAAAACATGTTTTAGAACACATTTCTCTCAAAGCAAAAGAACAAGCTCAATTCTTAGGAATGCAACAACCTATTGAAGATATGGCTTCTGTTGTCGCTAAATTGGAAGCACAGTTTATGGCAGAGATTAAACAAATGTCAGCACAACTTAGTGGTCAAGGTAAACCTGATCCTGTGATACAGTTAAAACAACAAGAGCTGGCACAAGATGCACAAAAAGATCAAGCAGATGCTCAGATTGATGCTGCTAAATTACAATTAGACGCTGAAAAATTAAAACAAAGAGTAGCGATTGATCAAGCGAGAATACAAAAAGATTATGACATCGCAGATAAACGTGCTGAAGTTCAGTACGACAAGATGACTACACAAACTCTTAATCAGGAGAGAAGAGATGCCTCTAACAAAAAAGGGTAGTAAAATAAAAAAATCGATGGAAAAACAATATGGAAAGAAAAAAGGTCAACAGGTTTTTTATGCTTCTGCTAACAAAGGAGTTATTAAAAACGTTGAAAAGAAATCTAGGAAAAAAAAGTAATAAATACTATACTCCCTATATGGATAAAAAAACTGAAAAAAGAGTTCAAGGAATTATTAACGACACAAGAACTTTTGTTCAAGGACAGGTAGATCAAGGTGTTAATTTAGTTGAATTAGCACAAGTTATGTTGGCTATGAGTCGTGAAACAATAGTCGATGCTTATGGAGAAGACGTAGCAGACTCTTATATTGCTAATCAAATATCACGGTTGCAAAAGTATCACAATAGTATAACATTTCATTGATGACTAAACGATTGACAAAAACTATTCCTCCTAAAAAAGGACCAAAGTCACAGGGTATGAATATTCCTTATGGAAAAATAGTACCAGTTGGCGCTGTCCCTGAGGATAAGAAGCGTAAACGTGGCTATGGAATAGCATCAAAAGGACTCAAGTTCGAAGGAGTATTCTAATGCAAAAATGGATTAAAGATCTTTGGGAACAACACCCAAAGAAAAAATGGCTCGTAATCGGTGTAGTAATCGGTTGGGTAGTCGCTCAAGTTATCTAATCAATGTTATCTAAATTATTAGGCGGATCTTTAGTGGACACTGTTGGTAAAGTTATCGATAGCGTCCACACCTCCGAAGAGGAAAAGCTTGCCGCAAGAAACAAGCT